GTGGCGTACATCATCGGCGAGGGGCTCATTGACGCGGCGGCGGCCAAGGGCGATCCGGTGCTCCTGGAAGAGGACGCCGGGCCGGCGGAGTATGACCCGGAAGTGGACGACGGGAAGTGATTCCTGTGGAGGGGCTTTGGCCCCTCTTTTTTTTCGTGGGCAAAATGTTTGAACCCACCAAAACCACAAAAGACCGGGGACAATCCCCGGCCTTTTCTCGTCATCGCCAGATGACAATCCCCAGCATCCCCCGAACCATCACATAGCGCGGTTCGGATTTGCTTCGGAATGGTACCCCATCCGCCTCCAAATCCGAACTCTCTCCCTCTCCCACATCTCCTTCCTCCTCCACCATCTCCCACAAATCATCCCCATCAATCACGCAGCTCTGACTTCCCCCTCTCACATTATAGAAAATCACGACCTTATCGTCATACAGATAAACCGAATTCACAAACACGTCAATAATTTTCTGCCTGAAGTCCTCATCCATCAGATCCCCCCGCTGAAACGTCTTCAGCCAGGCCTTGACCTGGTCCTCCGTCAGGTGGATCCCGACGGCAAGGCGCAGCTTTGTCAATTCGGCCTCCGCGTCCTCCTTTTCGGCGTACAGGGCCTCCAGCCGCTCCCCGATCTTGGGCCGGGCCTTGGCCGGCATGAAGGTGAGGGATTCGATCACGTTGGCGATCTCCTGCTCGATCCGCTGGACGTTCCGCTCCAGCTCCCGGACGCCGTCCTGGTCGAACTCCTTGTCATAGGCCTCCACCACCCGGCGGGCGATCATGTCCAGCCGCTCCGGGTCCAGGATGTATGCCACCGTCTGTTCACAGACGTACCATTCAACAAAATCCTTGCGCTCGTTCTTTTTCCGGCACCCGTGGCTTTTTTTCTTTTTGGCGCAGGCGTAATAGTGATACATGGGGCCCGACTTCGACCGGCCCGACTCCCCGATCATGGGCGCCCCGCAGTGCCCGCAGAAGATCTTCCCCCGCAGCTGGTACCGCTCCGAGGCCTTGAAGGCCGCCGGGCCCCGGCGGTTGAGCTCCCGCCGCTGACACACACGGCGGAAGGTCTCCTCATCCACCAGGGCGTCCGCCGCCCCCTCCACCACCTGGCCGCTGTAGGTGTACCGGCCGACGTAGACGGGGTTTTCAAAGTTTTTGAAGTGCGAGATCCCCAGGGGCCGCCCCTTCCTGGAGCGGATCCCCCTGGCGTTCAGATCCCGGACGATCTCCGAGGGGCTCTCCCCGTCCGCGTACCGGCGGAACATCTCCCGCACCACCGGCCCCATCCGGGGATCCTCCACCAGGTGATGATCCCTGACCTCGTACCCCAGGGGCGCGGGCCCGCCCGGATACCAGCCCTTGCGGACCATCTCCTGCATCCCCCGGCGGACGTTTTCCGCCAGGTTGGCGCTGTAGTATTCCGCCATGGACTCCAGGATCCCCTCCATGATGATGGATTCAGGCCCGTCGCCGATGTTTTCCATCACTGAGACCACCCGGACGCCGTACTTCTTCAGCCTGGCCTTGTAAAAGGCGCTGTCGTAGCGATTCCGGGCGAACCGGTCGAGTTTCCAGACGATGACCACGGTGAACTGCCGCTTTTCCGCGTCCCGGATCATCCGCTGGAAGTCCGGGCGGGTGTCCTTCCGGCCCGTCTGGGCCCGGTCGATGTACTCCGCCACCACCGGCCACCCCTGCTTCCGGGCGTAGGCGTGCCCGTCATGAAGCTGGCCCTCGATGGACTGCTCCGTCTGGGCGTGGCTGGAATACCTGGCGTAGATCACCGCCCGCTCTCCCCGGGCGGCGGCTGCCTTGCGCGTCATGGGGTCACGCTCCTCAAATCACGTAAATGTAGTAGATCTCCCGGCCCGTCTCTTCGTCCGTTTCCGGCTCCCCGGCCATGATCTCCAGGTCCTCCACGTCCATCTCCTCCGCCTCCGCCAGACGGATCACGCCGGCGGGGAGCGCCCCCAGGAGGGAGCCTTCGCACCGGACCAGCCACCGGCCCTCGTGGTCGAAATCCTCCTCGACCTCGCACCTCATGCCCGGGATCGCGTCCGCGAACTCCTCAGCCTTGCCGGTGAGCCTCCACTTTTTCGCGTCCGGGTGGGAGGCCAGGTACCGCCCCAGCTCATCCCGATAAAACGCCAGGGCGATCATGACGCCCCCGTCCGCCCCGGCCTGGGCCACAAAGGCCCGGTAGGGATCCCCGTGCTTGTCCCAGTCCCGGACCATCCCCTCCAGCCGGTTGTGGGGGAGACGCCCCAGGAGGGCCGATCCCTGGGTGACGGTCACACAGTCCCCCCGATCTTCCAGGCGGACGGCCTCCCCGGGCTTTGCCTGAGCCGCCCCGCCGGGGGCCGCGTCGAGCCTGACGTCCATGTAGTGATAGACCATCACCGCGTCCCCGCAGGTGGGGGAGAGGACGACATGAGCCGCAGGGGCGGATGCCGGGCTGCCTGCCGGGCTGCCTGCCGGGCTGCTTGCCGGGGTGGAGGCTTTGGCCTCCTGTTCCTGCTTAAACCGCTCCGCCCAATAGCTGGCGTTGGCCGCCCTGGCCGCCTTCTGCTTCCGGCGGGATACCAGCAGGGCGACGATACACACGGCCACGATCCCCAGCATGGCCAGAAACAATACGATGTTGTCTTCCATGATTCGCTCCTCCTTTTCGTCATGGCCACCGTCCACGGTGGATCACCCCGCCGACGCGGTAGAAATCTCTTTCCTCAAAGCGCCCACCTCGAGCGCGTTCCTGGCCGCCCCCAGGACCATCTCCTGGCCGTCGCCGTTCAGCTGCCGGAAGAGGTCCACCAGCTCCGCCTCCGTGGCCGTCAGGGCGGGGGAGCCCATGCCATAGCGCGGATCCGTGATCTCATCCCGGATCAGGTAGTCCAGGCTGACCCCATAGGCCCGGGCGATGGCCTGAATCGTGGTGATCCTGGCCCCCGCGTACCCCTTTTTGTACAGCCCGTCGATGGTGGTGTACGGCAGCCCCGTCTTCCTGGAGAGCGAGGCCACCGTATCGCCGTATCCTTTCATCAGCCGGGCCAGCTTTTCAATCAGCGTCATGCTTTCACCCACCTTGCCCGGTAGATCACCCCGCCGAGGCGGTAGAACTCTTTTTCCTCAGGCCGTCCTCTTCCAGGGCGGCCCGGGCGTTCTTCATCACCATGCTCTGGCCGGTGGCGTTCAGCTGCCTGTAGATCTCCACCAGCTCGTGCTCATCCTCCGACAGGACAGGCCGTGGAGGCTCCACCCACCCCATCACCTCGGGCGCGCTGAGTCCCAGGGCGGGACAGATGATCTCCACGTAGTCGATGGGGATTTTCTCCGTCCTGGCCGTGAAATACCGCTGGAGGCTGGACTTGGGGATCCCCGTCAGCTTTTCCAGGTCCGAATAAGACAGCCCCTTCTCGTGCATCGCTTCCAATAAAAGTCCTCCGATTCTGCTCATCTGGATCACCTCCCTCTGAGGTCATTATAATGCCCTTGTCCCATAAAAGCAACCGCCAAAACAACAAAATTTTGTCCGCGTCCCATTTTAGGGATTGACAGCGGGGCCGACCTGTGGTAAGATCGTCCCAGAACCGGGACGAGGGAGGTGAAATTATGGTAAACGGGAACCTGCTCAGGGGGAGAATCGTCGCTGCCGGGATGCTCCAGAAGGAGCTGGCGGCGGCCGTCGGGATGAGCCCGAACAGCCTGACGATGAAGATCCAGGGGCGGCGCTCCTTCAGCTGCGACGAGGTCGAGAAGATCTGCGACGTCCTGGAAATCACGGAGCCCCGGGAGAAGTGCGAAATTTTTTTGGCCAAGCCGTCCCAAAACTGAGACGAAAGGAGAGACACCCCCATGCCAACCTGGACCCTGGAAGAAATCGAAGAAATCCTCAGGTACTACTTCGGAGACGTCATCGTGGAGCGCCTGCTCCAGGATCTCCAGGACCTGAAGGAAGCCCCGACCCCCGAAGACTGAAAGGAGGCCCGATCATGGCCGAGTACATCCAGGTGGGTGTCACCGCCCTGCGGGACCCCGCCACCGGGGAGCTGCTGCCGGCGGTGCCCCTGTACGTCCGGCGCGACCAGGTCACGGAGCGCGAGGCGGCCATGATGGACGCGGGCGCCGACCGGGCCGCGGAGACCCTGGCCGCCGCCATGCGGAAGTATGTCCGGGGCTGCCGGGAGGCCGGCGTCCCCATCTGACCCAACCGAAAAGGAGAGAGCGACAATGACCGATTACAAGCACGAGGGCCGGCTACCCGCCTGGTCCGTCATCACCCGCCCCGAGGGCGGCTCCCCCCGGGCCTGGCCTGTGTGGGATTCCCCCCAGGCCGCCCTGGGGGAGGCCCTCCTGGCCGTGGACAAGATCTTCGAGTCCAAGGATTACTACGTGGGCCAGATCATCCCCACCGAGGACGACGGCTGGATGCTCCGGGCCGAATCCCTCACCCACGGCTACCCCGAGCGCCCGCCGGTGGAGGCCTGGGTGCTCCCGACCTGGTACGGGGAGGTGGAGTGACATGGTCCTGAACCCATTCCGCCATCTGGCCTATGCCCTGTCGCTCCTGGGTGAGCGCCGCTGCCATCATCACGCCCGCCGGGGACTGTCCGGTGAGACCGTGTCCGGGATCTGCCTGGGCCTGGTGGTCACCATGCCCCTGTGGCTGATCATGCTGGGGGTGATCTGATGGCCGTTCAGCCCAACGACGTCTTCACCGCGGCGGAGATCGCCAAGGCCTCGGGCCGGGACGCCGCCGCCATCCGCAAGTTAATCGACCGGCTGAAAAAGGAGGGCCAGATCCCCGAGGAGGCCCGGGCCTACACCTACAGCCAGGTGAAGCTGATCCTCACCACCAAGCCGAAAAAGCGCGGCGTGGATCCCGTCCGGGTGGACAAGCTGAAGATCCAGCTCATCAACGACGGCATGGCCAGAAAGTGAGGCGCCCATGCTAAAAACGGACGTCCAGGGCCGCCGCGTCATCGTGGAGCATGACGCGACCGGTGTCCCGGGCCTGGTGGAGGACATGGTCAAGGCGATCATCGCTGTAGCCAACCAGGCGGGGGAAAACTTCGGCCGCGATGCCGTGGAAGCTTTCCGGCGGACGTTGAAAGGCGTTCTGGCCGACCCGGCCATCTGGGCCATTGCTACCGGAAAAGCCGAAAGGATCTACGAGGTGGATTCCCCCGATGACTTCTGGGCCGACGACTGGCCCCTGAAAAACGATTGAAAAGGAGAGACCCCCATGGAAAAGATCAAGGTACATATTGAAAACCCCAACGCCGACGAAATCGTGGACGATGAGGTGACCGGCATGATCATGCTGTCTGCCTACAGCGACAGCGTCAGCGGCCTCCGGGTGGGGGGCAAGATCCGTCCGTCCCTCTTTGCCCAGACCCTGGTGAACGCGGCCCTCCGGGGCGAAGCCGACGGCATCATTATGAAAGTGCTGCTGGCGATTCCCAAGGTCATGGGCTCCCTGGGCGATTGCGAGGCCAGGAAAATCTCCGATGACGAGCTCTTTGCCATGATCGCCGCCGACGAGGCGGAGAGGAGGGCGAAAAATGAGCCCTCAGACTGACCGCTGCCGGGGCTGCGGAGCCCCCATCGCATTTATCAAAACCGTCAAAGGGAAGACCATGCCCGTGGATCCAGATCCCGTGGATTTTGTCCCGGACACCGCCGGCCGCGCCCTCTACGTGACCGCCGACGGCCTTGTGCTCCACGGAGCCCCGCCCTCGGACGCGGATCCCGACGTCCACCAGGGCTGGATCAGTCACTTTGCCACCTGTCCCCGGGCGGCCGACTTTCGGAGGAGGCGCTGACATGGGAGACCTGAACACCCAGAAAATCACCTTTGCGGACATCTACCGCCTCCTGGAGACCGCCCGGGCCTCCCTGAAGGCGATCGGGAAGTCAGCTCCCACCCTCCTGGCCACCGAGGCCTGGGAGACCGTCAGCGCCACCGTCAACGAGATCGCCGTGAGCGCGGCCATCCTGACCAAGTGCGGCGTGGCCATCAGGGACCTGTGCCAGTCCGTTCTGTCCGGCGGCCCCTATCCGGGTGAGTCCGCCGGCGTCAGCCCCCTGGAGCGCCTGGGGAGGGATGCCTGATGCCCCAGACCCCCGAGGAGATCCAGGAGCGATACTGGCGGGCCAAGAAGCGTCACGCCGTCCTGGGGGAGTGCCTGGTGCTGGTGGAGGCCCTGAAGCGCCGCTTTTCCTCCAACGAGGCCAGCCAGGTCCCCAAAGAGGGCTATGAAAAAGCCTTTTACGCCGAGGCGGAGCGCCTGGAGGTGATCCGCGAGATGATGCTGGAGTATCGCACCCAGATGGAGAGAGACTACAAGACCCTGGGCGGGGCGGTCTATCGCTGACCCCGCCCCTCATGCCGCGCGCCAGGCGGGCCAGGGCCACGGATCCCGTATAACGGCAGCGGGATCACGGGCCCGCGATGTGCCGGGCCTCCGGGGGCGGCACCCGGACGCGGCGACTAACCCAAAAGGAGAGAGAGCCCCATGGAAGAAACGAACGAAATCGTCATGATCCCGGTGGACCGTCTCCGACACCACCCCCAGAACCCCCGCTCAGACCTGGGCGACCTGACGGAGCTGGCCGACAGCATCAGCGCCCAGGGGATCCTCCAGAACCTGACCGTGATCCCCATGACCAAGGTATCCGCCGACACCCATGAGAGCGATGGCCTTTACTGGGTGGTCATCGGCAACCGCCGCTTCGAGGCCGCGAAAATGGCCGGTCTGAAGGCCCTCCCCTGCAAGGTGGCCCACATGGACATGAAAGAGGCCATGCGGACCATGATGTCCGAGAATATGCAGCGCTGCGACCTCACCACCCTGGACCAGATCCAGGGCGTCGGCTATATGCTCCAGCTGGGCATGACCCTTCCCGAGATCGCCAAGGGCACCGGCCTCTCCGAGACCACCGTCCGCAGCCGCGCCCGGCTGGGCAAGCTGCCGAAAAAGGAGCTGGCCCTGGCCTGCGACAAGGGCGCGACCCTCATGGACCTCCTGGACGTCATGAAGCTGAAGAGCGAGGCCAAGCAGGCGGAGGTCCTGAAGGCTTTCGGAACCAACAACTTCACCTGGGCCCTCAACAGCGCCCGGCACGAGGAAGAGAAGGCAGAATGGCGGGCGAAGATCATGCCCCGGATCCTGGCCAAGTACCCAAAGATCGGGGAGGTCCCCTCCAGCGACAGCTACAGCGGCCGGTGGAAGGAGGTCTGCCGGTGGTCCAACCGGGACGAGAACCCGGCGCCCGTGCCGGATCCGAAACCCGGCGCGAAATACGCCCTGCGCCTCTTCGACTTCATGATCTACCTGTGCGTGGAGGATCAGGCCTGGAAAAAGGACAAGGAGAACCAAAAGGAGCACGACGCCTGGATGAAGGAGCGGAAGGCCACCGCCAAGGCCCTGAACCGGGAGGCCTGGGAGCTGCGTGCGTCCTTCATCCGGGGCTTCCGCCTGAAAAGCGCGGCGGATGCGGCCCGCTTCAACGAGCTCCTGCTGAACAAGTCCATGGACTGGTTCGCCCTGCGCTATGGCGTCGGCTACTACCACAGCGCCTGGAACAGCCTCAGCATCCGGGAAATCCTGGCCATGCCCTACGAGCAGACCAGGGACCGGGACGAGACCTTCGAGCATGAGCTGGCCCGGCGGGGCGTGAGGCGCGAGGCCTTCCTCCTGGCCTGGGCGGTGTCCGGCGGGATTGTCAACGAGTGCCGGGACGGCTGGGTCAGCGAGTACAACGCCGTCTGGAAGGAGTGCGGCGAGCTGGACGAGACCTATGACCTCCTGGAGCGGCTGGGCTATCAGATGTCCGACTTCGAGATCAGCCTGAGAGACAAGACCCACGAGTTTTTCAGGGAGGATGATCCGTAATGGCCAAGAGAAAACTGACCTGGGAATGGGGCGAGCACCCAGACGAGATCATCATCCGCAAGGACAAAGGAAAGCTCACCATGGATGAGATCTGGACCTTCCTCCAGGAGCCGGAACAGATGAACGCTTTCGGGGAAGAGAGCCTGGCCGTGATCCTGTTCAGGATCCGGCAGCGGGACGGTGGATATTTTGAGAGCGAGCCGGATGAGGGCGACGCTCAGAACGTCTACATCCTCCAGGACGGCTCATCCTGTATCTGCGGCCGGAAAGAGATCGCGCTGCAGTATTGCCCGCACTGCGGGGAGAAGCTGAACCGGGCGTCGGAGGTGAGGGTATGAGACGTCCTGAGGACATGATCCGCGACCTCCGCGGGGTGGCAAAACACGGCTGCTTCAACCACCAGGAGGCCAAGCTGCTCACCGAGGCCGCGGAGATGATCCGGGCCATGAGCCTGAGGGTGGCGGCCCTGGAATCGGAGATCGCCGCCAGGGACCAGGAGAAGATGGATCTGCTGGGGGTTGTCACCCCGGCGGTGGAAAGGGGGCCGGAGCCGTGACCATGGAGATCAGGGAGGCCGCGGACATCCATCCCACCGTGGTCAGGCTCATCAACAGGATCGGCCCAGGGATCGCCCCCACGGCCCGGGCGGTCCGCGTGGACAGGGACACGGTGCGCCACTGGATCCGCTGCGACACCACGCCCTCCCTGGCTGCCTGGGCGGACCTGCTGGAGGCCGCCGGGGCCAGGCTGTGGGTCTGCTGGAAGGCGTCGGACATCATCATCGCCAATCAGGGGCCGATCACCACCCCGGAGGACCTGCTGGGCGCGCTGGTGGGCCTCCTCCGGAGCCGGGGGATCACCCAGACCAACGCGGACCGGGCCGCCCATCTGAGCGATGGGACCATCAGCCGCTGGCGACATGGGAAAACCGGGCCGCGGCTGGACGTCCTCCTGCGGGTGTTCCGGGCCCAGGGCGCCTGGCTGCGGGTGGAGGTGAGCGCATGAGGCTGGCGGGCTGGAAATCCCCGACGGAGCTCACCGCCACCGACTCCGTCCTGGAGGACGCGGAAAACCGGGGCCGGATTAACCCGGGAAAGTACAACGCCCAGGGCTTCGGCCGCACGCCGACCTGCCCACAATGCGGGCGGACGTGGGTGATGCGCTGCCGCCCGGATCAATGGGGGTATTGGTACCAGGACACCGGCGCCAAAAACTGCCGGCTGATGCTGTTCTGCGGCCCGGCCTGCGTCAAGGCCTGGGCGGAGGAGAAGGACCGGCGGGAAGCGGAGGAGCTGACCAAAACGGTGAGCTATGAGGCCTGGCGGCTGGTCCGCCGGGAGCACCTCAAGGAGAGCGAGGCCGCCGCCAGGCTGGGAGTGCCCAAATACACGGTACACAACGCCGTGGCGTTTGTGGAGGACCACCGTTACCGGGCGGTGGAGTGGCTGGACAAGCATAAGGAGGAGGTGGGGGCGTGAACAAACCTGTCGGCATAAACAGCGCTTTCCCGTTCAACTTCTGCCGACACTGCGACCAAATGAAACCGGAAGCTGAGCTGCATACGCTCTACGCCGACAACAACATCTGCATCAACACCGTCACGGTGTACTGCGAGAACGAAAGCATTTGCCAATATGTGGGGCGTCACATCCTGATGCCCGATCCGGAGGAGGATGACGGGGAATGAACGCAGACATCATCGGAGGAATGAGCCGAGTGGAAGGGTACATGATTGCCCTCGCAAACATCGCGGCAGAACGGGAGATTTGCGGGGACAACAGGGAAAGTCTCCTGATGATAACGGCGAACCAGATGTCGGTTCAAATCCGGAAGGCGATCAACTATGTCACTGAACTGGAGAAGCAAGTCGATGAACTGAGAGAAGAACTCTCCGAAATGCGTAGGCGCCACCCGGATGAGTTGCAGAAGTGGATTGACGATCAGCACACGGAAGACGTCATCGCGGCAGGGAGGTGAGCGGGGATGCCGCCGAAAGGACCAACCCTGACCCTGGAGACCCTGACCACAGAGGACGGCACCCCGGTGACCATCGGGCGGGTGGAGTCCGTGGAGATCCGGGATGAGTTCGCGGACGCGCCAACATCCCTGCGGGCCACCGTGACCGCCCTGGTAGATCACCACAACGGCCCCGCCCTCCGGTGGCTCTTCGGCCTCCCGCCGAAAAAGCGGGACGCCCGGAAGCTGAAGCGGGCGAAAGAAAAAGCCCGGAGAAGGAGGCTGAAGCATGAAAAAGATCCCAACTCTGTTCGTCCGGGAGTTTGACGGGCAGAGGATCGTAAGGACCACCGATGCTGTCACCCCGGGGATGGAGTGGGTGCTGGCCGGTGATGGTATCGCCACAATCAAGATCGACGGCGCGTGCTGCGCGATGATCGGCGGCGCTCTCTACAAACGGTACGACGCGAAGCGCGGAAAGACCCCGCCGGCCGGCGCCATCCCGTGCTGTGATCCGGATCCGGTGACAGGCCACTGGCCGCACTGGGTGAAGGTAATCCCGGGCAATCCGGCTGATCGGTGGTTCGCGGCGGCATACAGGAATACGCCCCTGGACATCCTCGAAAACGGCGACCGGACATTTGAGGCCATCGGCCCGCACTTCCAGGCCAACCCCTACGGCCTGGAGGCCGACATCATGGTTCCGCATGGCGCGGACGTGGTCGAGGTGGAGCGCAGCTTTGACGGCATCCGCACCTATCTCCACGATCACAACATCGAGGGGCTTGTCTTCTGGAAAGACGGCGAGCCTCAATGTAAGATCAAGCGCACCGACTTTGGCTTCGAGTGGCCGGGAAGGCTGAGCATTGCGGAGGTGGCCACCGATGGGTGACAATGACGCCGTTATCAAAGGCCTGAAAGAGATCGCCGAGTACATGCTGGCTAAAGCAGACATCGCGGGAATCGGCAAGGGGAAAGAAGTATTCGATAGCTATTACCGGGCGGCGGAAGATGCTCTCACCCTGCTGAAGGCCCAGAATCAGGCCCAGGATCCCGTGGAGCCCACCGACATGGACGTGACGCCCGTCACCATGGAGTACCGCTGCGGAGCGTGCGGCCGCCTGGTGGGCTATGAGAGCGCTGTCCCGGGCGTGGAGGGATACAAGTTCCGATTCTGCCCGGAGTGCGGGAAGAGGGTGAAGTGGGATGAATAATTACAGAATTTTTTGGGTTGGGTACTATCTCTTGGTGCTGATTATCATCATAGACCGGATTGTGAACGGGAGGTGAGCGGGGATGGATCACAAGCATTATTGGTGGGTTGCGTTTATGCCAGATTTACGAGGATATACCAACGAGTTTATGTGTTCCAACTGCGGTGCGATTACCACTATGGGGAGCTATGCCAAAGAGTGTGATTATACATACTGCCCTTATTGCGGTGTAGAAATGGACACAGAGTTCCATTCGTACAACAAACCGCCGAAGGAGGATGACACATGAGACCGATTGACGCGGACGCGCTGGTTTATGAACTGACAGAGATGATCAGATACAGCACCGGGGAGTACAAATTCGGTCTCAATGCGGCAAGGCTCGCCGCAACCGAAGCCCCGACCATCGGGGGCTGGATAAGCGTCAAGGACAGACTGCCGGAAGAACACGAATCAATCTTTCACAAATATCTCGGTACTCCGATATGGTCAAGCGCGATGTGGAAACAGGAATCGGACAAAGTTCTTGTGTGCGTGTCCTTCCCGGACGGGACAAGCGTTGTGACAACCGGATGCCTGCAAGATTCGGACTGGGTGACAACAGTCAGCGAAACTATTCCGCAAACCGTCACCCATTGGATGCCATTACCCGAACCGCCGATGGAGGAGAGGCGACGTGATGAATGATGCCGAAAGAGCCGTGAAGGCCGAGAAAAGCCGTAAATCCTGGGTTGCTCAGCTGCGGGCGGCTGCCACCCAGGTGGCCGACCAGGCCGAGGCCATCGTGGGCGACCTGAGCGGAAACATGGAGCTGAAAGTCTCCATCATCCTGAAGACAGCCACCGACGAGATCAACTTCCCGCGGCTGACGATCGTGCGGGATATCATCCCCTTCGGGGCCGTGAAAGAGCTGATCGAGTCATACAGACATACAGACGACGCGCCGGGGGCCTGAGCTACACCCCCGGCGCATGACCAGGGACGGAGCGCCGTCATGCGGGGCCGGCTGTCATCTCGTGGGCCGTCAGCCTCGCCGCCCGGGGCTTTGGCATTGTTTCACCCGGCCCGGCGTCAAGGCTGACCGCTGCCGTCCCATTTATCCGCCGGATTAACCACCGTCAGAGAGCGGGGATCCGGTTCATGAGCGCGGACAGACGTGTGGTGCGTCGGGTGCCCGGAAGGGCGCCGCTGCCGGCGACAGGGGTTCGAGTCCCCGCGCGCTCACCCGCCGGGCGAAAAGCCAATGGCCAGGAGACGGAGGCCGGGTAAACACCGATACTGGGAGAGCCTCCATGGGTTCGATTCCCTCCAAGGCGCGGGAGGTACCGCCCGCCGCCCGGCACAATCAAAAAGCCCACCCCGTGCGGGCGGGGTGGGCCCGTTCCTTCATTAAATAGACGCGCTGGCCGTACTGGCCGATTCAGGCTTGTATGGGTCATTAACATCTGGCCCACGGGGTTGGGGGTGTCGGGGGAGGGGGCCGCGGGGACCCGCCGGGGAGCGGCCCGGTGATCGCGGCCCCCTATCCACCGACGGCCGCGCGCCCAGCGACTTCCCCCGGTGGGGACGAGACGACAGAGGGGTGAGGATCATGGATCGGCTGGGGATCGACTGGGAGGCCCTCTTCGACGTGGAGGGGCTGAGCGACCTGGAGCGGTCCTGGAGTGTGGAGCCCCTGGCGGCCCGGGTGGGCCAGATGGTTTACAGGACCCGGACCATCAAGGCGGGCCCGGTGGTGGAGGCTGAGATCTACCCCGTCTATGGTCGGAGGGTGGAGGCCCAGGCCAGGAGGGCGAGGGAGAAGCTCTCCCCGGAACGGATCCGGCGGGCGAATCACCAGGCGGCCATCCGGCGGCTGATCCGGCTGGCCAACGCCAACTTCACCTCGGAGGATCTCCACGTGACCCTCACCTATCAGGGAGACCCGCCGCCCTGGGAGCGCTGCCAGAAGGACGTGCGGAATTTCATCCGCCGCCTCCAAAGGCTCCGCGAGAAGCGGGGCCTGACCAGGGCGAAATACATCTATGCCATCGAGGACAACGAATCGGGCCAGAAGAAGCGGATCCACGTCCACATGCTCCTATCGGGCGGGATCCCGAGGGAAGAGATCGAGGCCTGCTGGCGGAAGGGCTGGGCCAACTGCGACCGCCTCCAGCCCAACGAGGAGGGCCTGGCCGCCATCGCCCGATACATCACCAAGGCCCAGCGGAACCGGAAAAAATGGGTTTGCTCTCAGGGGCTCATCCAGCCGAGGGTGAGCGTATCCACCACCCGCCTTTCCCGGCGGAAGGTGGAGAAGCTGGCCGGGGAGCTGGACGGCGTGTGGCGGGACGTGCTCCGAAAGGCCTATCCCGGCACGGAGCCCGTGAGCTGCCAGGTGTGGACCTCGGACATCGTGCCGGGGGTCTTTATCAGGTGCCAGATGATCAAATACGACGGGAGGCCGCGACCGGGATGGGAGACGACGCCATGAGACACTATCTGCCGGATTACACGAGATACGGGATCAGCCGCCGACGCTATGAGGAGCTGCGGGGCTTTTGCCTCCAGTACCCCGAGTGGAAGGCCATCGCCTCCAGCCTGCTGGGGGTGGGGGCCCAGAATTACAGCGATATGCCCCACGGGACCGAGGTCTCGGATCCCACAGCCCGCCTGGTGGAAAAGCGGGAGGCCGTGGTCCGTAAGATCGACCTGGTGGAGCGGGTGGCCAGAATGGTGGGGGGCGGCCGGTGGTACGCGGCCCTGATCCAGCACTGCTGTATGGGCATGGCCTGGGATCACATCGATCCGCTGCTCATGCCCACATCCAGGCGGAATGACTTCTACAAGCGCCGCCGCGAGTTCTTCATCCTCCTGGATGCGGCGATTGATACTCCCGGGGCCATCTTTCCGCGATAAGATGGTACCGGGGACGTGGTTTCATGGGGGCCGCGGCCCCTTTGACATGCTGCGGGAGCTGTCGCGGTTGCTCTCTCCTCCGCGACAAGCGGGGGCGGTATCAGTGCGACAGACACGCGCCAAGAGGTGGGAGACCGCTGCGGCACAGGGGGGACGCCATGGCTCATGATCCATACTACGACACAGCCCGCCACAAGGCCTGGCGGGCCCGGGTGCTCAAGCGCGCCGGGTATCTGTGCGAGGAGTGCCGCCGCTATGGCCGGACCGGCCCGGACGGCCTGCCGGTCCCGGCTACCACGGCCCATCACATCAAGCACCGGGACGAGTTCCCGGAGCTCCAGTACGACGTGACCAACGGCCAGGCCCTGTGCGCGGCGTGCCACGCCAAGGCCCACCCGGAAAAGGGGCGGCGGCCGTGGAGTGTGTAGCGTCCCTCTCATACGGGAAGGACAGCCTGGCCATGCTCCACGTGATCCGCGATGTCCTGGGCTGGCCCCTGGACCGGGTGATCACCGTGGACACCTGGGCCACCGATACCCTCCTGGCCGACTGGCCGGACGTGGTGTGCTTCAAGGCCTATGCCGACGGCGAGATCCGCCGGCGCTGGGGCCTGACGGTGGAACACCTGGCCTCAACGGATAAGCGCGGCCGGAAGTGGACCTTCGAGCGGATCTTCCGCCAGGCCCGGAAGCGGGGGAACCGACCGGGCGAGGTGATCGGCTGGCCGATGATCTCCCACTGCTGGGCCAACAGCCGCCTGAAGCTGAACGCCATCCGACAGATGGAGGTCATGACCTCAGCCTGCCGGCATTACATCGGGATCGCCGCCGATGAGCCCAAGCGGATCGCTCACCACCAGGCGCGGCCCGGCGTACTGATGCCGCTGGTGACGGCGGGCTGGACGGAGCCCATGTGCCGCGAGTGGTGCGAGCGCGAGGGCCTGCTCTCCCCGACCTACAGCTACGCGGCGCGATCCGGGTGCTTCTTCTGCGCCGAACAGCCACTGGACCAGCTGCGCGTCCTGCGCGACAAACACCCGGACCTGTGGGCGCTGATGCTCGCCTGGGATGCGGAAAGCCCGCGGCCCTTCAAGGCCTCACACCACGCCGGCCACCCTGGCCGTACGCTGCGCGAGATCGAGGAGCGCTTCGCCATGGACGACCGCGGGGTCCTGCCAAAGGGCCACCGCTTCCACTGGAGCCGCCTGGACGAATACGGCGCCCAGATCACCCTGGACGACCTCCTGGCCGATGACGTTGCCGACGGGTTGCCGGGTGGTTAGTTCGCGCCCGCGCGCGCGAGGCGGTGACCCCGGCGCTCATGGGCGACCTCGCGCCCGCGCGCGATGTATTTGTTGGGCCCTATCCCCCCCATCCCTGCCCGGCGGGATATGGGGGAAATACAC